AGGATTGCTCTAGCAAACAATACAGGAAAGTCAGCCGTGCCATTCGCTTCAACCAACCCCTCTGCTTTGCCACTCATGTGCAAATAAATGTTGTGTATTTCTTCGTCAGTCATTCTTGTCCCCTTTTTCTTTTAGCCAAACGTCAATCATTGCTCTGCATTCATCTTCCAACGCCACAGGTAAACTGAACTCAATCCATGTTGTTTCTACTGCATTTGGATCAGGTACAAAGTCATGCCCAAAGACTGGCTCACCCTCACCTTTTACTTCTGCCATTCCAAATTTATTCATTCTTGTCCCCTTTTTCGGATTGTTTCAGCAATAGTTTTTGATGGGTGAGGATAAGCAACCGACCATTCGTCTGCAATATTTGCACATTTTTCACGTTCTTTTTGTGCTATCAACTTGGCAAAGCGTTCAAGTTGCCCTTGACAGATATACCAAATAATTTCAGGCTCCAAAACAAAACTGTCGTCCATCTCCCATCCAGCCAACTTGGCCATCTCTATGATTTCTTCTTTAGTCATTAGAACTTCCCTTCGTTTAAAGGTTGCCACTTTGTACGTGGTTCGTTTGCATGTTTCATGTAGAAGTGGACTAAGAATGAAAATACTTGAACGTAACTCATCTTGACCCCACTATCCTGTTCCAATCTATCCCTGATCGCATCAATCTGCTCAGGGACATACAACGTTAAACGCTTTGTTCTCTTTGTGTTTTCCATTCTTCATGTGCCTCTAAGATTTTGTTTCTGACATCCGAATCATTCAAAAGAACTGTTGCAAACAACTTTGCATGTTGAAACTGTTGGAAGTAATAACATGCCAACCCCGTTGCCGCCACCGCCCATATCAGCAATAGCATTTCTGAAAGACTAATCTCCATCGTTTAAACTCCTGTAAATAACCCAGATTAAAAATGTAAACAGCAAAGCATTTAACACCGCAGCTATAAAAGCAAAACCAATAATTGTTGCGGTTAGTAAGTTCATGATTCACCTATCAGCTTAAGTGTATGCTTGACTTTATCTTTGATTGAATTGACAACGCTATCAGGGTTGTCATCGTATTCATAGTACTCATCAATCCTGTCTAGAATCCAAGTCAGTGACTCATACATCTGTTCAGCATTGATGGCCCTTCTCAACTTATCCTCGTCATCGGGATAGTTAAATGACATTGTTGCTTGCATCTTCATTCTTTCCCCTCGATTTAGCGAGTAGCCATTTATCCCCAAGAAAGCGAACTGACTTGACCCATTTGCGTTGGTTCTCTCTGTTCTCCCAATAAGAGATGTAATCCACGTTATACAGTTGTCTAACTTTCTTTAACATTGTTGTGTTCATGATAATCCTTTACCCTGTCGGGCATTTTGCTACTGATCCAAAACCCGTCTGCGTTTAAACTCATGCCCGCAGCGAGCATCTCTTCTTCAGTCATGCATCGTCTGTTTACACCATGCTGACCCACCCGATGGATCTCAAAGGGTGTGTTGCTATTGAAGTATTGATTACAGACTCCGCATTGATTTCTGTTTCCTCTAAGGACTTTCAATCTGCGCCTCCTTGATCTTGAGTTTGAGTAATTCACCCTCTAGAAGTTCTGCCATCGATGCCCCTGATGGGAACCTCAACTGCGCCGGTTGGTTATTCAGTATGACTTCAATCGAATGATCTACACCACTGTTAAACCCCGCAGTAAAAGGATCCCCTTCAGCAAGCCTTGATGTCAAAGCTTCCCTGACAATCTCTGACATAGGTTGTTTGTACTTCTTAGAATGCTTCTTCAGGGCAAGCAAATCTTTAGGTTCTAAATAAGTCATGAATGGCTTGTATTTAGAATGGGTCATGTTTCCATTCTCCGTATATGTTGAGTAGTTCATCAAACTTGGCTTGGGCTGAACTGTTTCCGTTAAGCTCAGAACGGGATTGAATGCCTAAGTGTTTACACAAAGTGTTAGCAGCGGCATCTTCTCCTTCATCGTTCATCCAGTTACAGGCCACCAAGAACTGTTGGAATTTAGGGTCACGGCAAAGCATGCCTGCGGTCTTGACCCTGTTGTTGTATGGGACGGCTGACTCATCGTCTGCTATACGCTGAATCGCCACCGCATATCTAGCCCCAACAAAATCACGCAGAATCTCTTCCGGAACCTCATCGGGGTGTATGACTAGCGTCAAAATAAAACCTGTGCGGTCTTGTTTCAACGCTATTTTTCGTGCCTCAAAGCTTAGAGCCATTTTGCAATCTCTCTATCTTGCTCTCAAGAAAGCCAATGACCCCACGTTGCTCGTAAAGCATTTCTCTAAAACGTTTACCTTCGGCAACTGCTTTATCAAACTCTGCGGTTAAGCGGTCATGTTTCTTAGCCAACTCATCGTTCCGTAAAAGAACATTCTCATACAATGATTTCATTTCTCTGTATGACTTTGCATAATCTATTTTTGGTCTAGCCATGATTGCTCCTTAAAATGGGATATCCGAATCATCTTCGGGGTGAGATTGACGTTGGTTCTCTTGACGTACACCGCCTTCTTCCTTCGGAACAAAGCGTTTGACAGATAGCGATAGGTAGGTCTTGCCGTTTACATCTGTCTTCTTCCAACCGGACAACTTGATCACGTGGTTACCATTCACCACTTCAATGTTGGTTAGATCCTTCAAGTTCACGTGGATGTCTCCGTAGTAGTCGGGAGACTTATCGTTGTACTTGGTCTGCGTTGCTTTCAAAGTTCCTTTGTCGGGCTTTTGTACAAATGGGGTGTTGTATTTTGTGCTCATACGTTGTTCAATTCCTGTTGTTTCTGATCTTTAAACTTAAGTTTTAATTGTGTAAAGTGGTTCTTTACGTTCTCATAGAGGTCAAAACGATCCCTTTTGAGGTCATCTAAACGCTCTTGATTGGCCTTCCAATATCCGGTCAATTCGTTCACATCTTTCACGTGCCATGCTTTGTCTGCATACTCAATCATTTTTTCTGCAAAGAGGCTACTGGCATCATCGTCATATTTCTTCTTGACTTCGGGGGTAGCGATTGCAGGCGCTTGGGCTATCGTAGGAGCGGTTTCTTCGCCTTCGGGTAGGTCTTCCCCGCTATAGATATAAAGTCCCAATCCGTGCAAGGCAATGGCTTTAACCAAACATCTCATGATTGCGGTGTTGACTTGGAACGCATCAGGGTTGGTGATGGGTTTGTTCCTGTAGTCCATGACGGGGAGCATACATGTACGGTATTGGCCAAACATGGTAACGGTGACCCATACCATGCCTGTGCCGTTTACATCCATATATGGTTTACTTTCAAACTGTTGCACGTGAAACACTGCGGTTGGATCAGACTTCAAGACTTCAGCCCATGCCCATGCCCAAGACAGGTACGTTAGACCGTTCTTCTTTTCGGTATGTGCGTTTACATTGATACGCAACAAATCCTTTGGAGACGTTATGGTTTCAAACTCCATTTGATTCTCCAAGCTCTCGTTGGTACTGATCACACCATTGGGCAACTCCGCAGTAGTTTCCGGTGCATCTGACGGGTTCACCTTTTCTCGTTTCGACATAGCCTTTTTCCTTTTCTGCCAGTTCATTGGCTTCTTCTATTGATTTAAATAACTTGATCGCAGTCTTGCGACCTTCCCTCTTGACGGCATAGATTGTTTCTCTTTGCCATCTTTCCTCATCCGAACAGGGTTGTAAGTCCTCTCCGAAATCTGCATGCATCTTTGCCTCACGATGCATTGACAATCTTTCTTCTACGTATTTCTGCGCTTTCTCATGGCTCCACATTGGGATGTCTACCATGTGAACAGGGGCAGATGGATATCCCTCCTTACGCTCGTGCCGACTGAAATCCCTGATCAAGGCGCAGATCTGTAGCCTAGATACCTTGCGGTGCGTTGTGCTCTCAACCAACCACTTGTAAACGTTTAACTGTTGTTCCCATTCAATCTTGTCTTGCATGACTGCCCACGCAGATGTGAACTTGTAGTCAATGATCTCGTACCCATCAGGTGTTTCTTTCTGTAGATCAATCTGACCGCTGATCGTCACATCGTCTACATTCACAAAGAGACGCTCTTCCATGATGTAGCCTTCGGTGATACTGCGTTCCATCACCACATGCAAGGCAGAGCCAAGCAATGACCACAACATATCTGATACGTCCTGTTCGATCTTGTCGATGTACTTATCCCTCAACCTTCTGATGCGTGGAGGAGACATCAATTCAGTTACACTGTACTGAGACGCTCCTTTAGAGTAATATTCTCTTGTCGCTAAAGTCATCAACGTCTCAGGAACGTTGTGTTTGTTAGTTACTTTCATCGTCAATCCTTATAGGTGTTTGTTATGAGTTCTAATGATAGTACTATTATAGATGAATTGCAATCAGTTTCATTATTTATTTTAGGTGAACCGGCAAGTAAAGCAAATTCAAGGCGAGTTGTGAAGTTTGGGAACATGTCTAGGCTCATCAAATCGCAGAAAGCTTTGACTTATTCAGACATGTTTAAACAGCAAGTACGCCCGCTGTCAGTCATGATGAGCGGGGATTTGGTTGTGATAATGAGAATTTATTATGCAAGTCGCAGGCCGGACTTAGACGAAAGTCTTATATTGGATTTGCTGCAAGGTGTTGTTTACACAAATGACCGGCAGGTAAAAGAGAAGCACATCTATTGGGATTTAGATAGGGAAAATCCTAGGGCAGAAATCATTGTAGAAAAGCAACAGGCGAAAAAAGACCCACACTTAGGTGGGTCAAAAAGGGCAACTGCATCGTCCCTTGCAAAGATTCTAACGGAAAACTTAAACCCATAATAACATTGCAGAGTAAATGCAAGACTACATAAATTATTACTTGACACGTTTTTTTATTTCTTGATATACTACGAACACATTGCTGTAGTGGGCGATGGTGAAACCGTTTAGAGGTGTACTTTACCTTACTCAATACCCTATGCCGAGGAGTTATTGAATAAGGCCACTATTAAAGTACATCACTAAGCGGTTTTTTTTTGCCCCACAGTATGTTCATTCATCGGACGGTCAACAGTAGCGATGAATGTTATACCCCCTACTACGGGAAAGACAAGGAAGCAGGGGTACGGGTGGCGAAGTTAGCGCCCTATTGTCGAACGGCTGACGAGTCTGTGGCTCCAAAGAGCATAGTAATGGGCTTAGGATAGGCTAAGTCCGTCCACCAAAGAGCATCCCCTAAAGGGATGCGATAACGTACAGGCAATAGAAAGGGTTAAATGAACAGGCCATCATATGAGACAAACGCAGATTTAGAACGGGAGTCTGCGGTCATTGAGAGGTTTAAAGAAAAATGGGATGTGGAAGTAGATAAGCTACCCATTCGTTACCATCTTGATTACATCATGCACAGGGGTGACAAGGCTCTTGCGTTTTGTGAAATTAAAACACGTAACCAACCAATTGAATTACTGCGGTCTTGGGGTGGATTCATGATTTCTTTAAGCAAATGGGTATCTGCTAAAGCATTGGTTGAATCAACAGGTATACCGTTTATCCTTATTTACCGAACGCTTGATGGGGATTACTATACAAAGATTACCGATTTTAAAAGCAACGATGGTGTTTACTATCGGGGCAGAAATGACAGAAACGATTGGCAAGACATGGAACCATGTTTAAAACTAAGCGTGGAAAGATTCAAGAAGCTTTAAGGGGGGTAATCATTAAATCCATAAGCGCAAGCCTTGTAGATGCGACCGCAGTTGGATGTTACAGTCTCCCCCCCGAACGGTTTTTGGGACTGTAGCGCCTTTCAAAGCATGAGGTGGGCATGCAATCTACATATCCCACCACTTTAACTTTTAAAGGATTTGAAATGAGAAATTACAAAAAAGAGTATGAGAATTATGACGGCACACCAAAAGTAAAAAAGAAAAGGGCAGAAAGAAACAAGGCCCGAGCAATGTTGATGGAAGCCGGAGTTGTTAAAAAAGGAGACGGCAAAGACGTTGACCACAAACGACCCCTCAGCAAAGGAGGAACTACGGTCATGAGTAACTTGCGAGCAGAACCCGCCAGCAAGAATCGTTCATTTAAACGCAAGCCAGATGGAAGCATGAAATGAATGCAGAGTTTATCGATCAGTTCCATTTCATGGACAGTACTCGAATAGCCTGTCCCATCTGTTCAAACGATAGAAAAAAATCCAATAGCAAAGACATGAAGCTGACCCGCCAACCGGACGGGGCAGTTCTCTATCATTGCCATCATTGCCAAGCTAACGGTTCCGTGCAACCAAAGGAGAGATTCGTGTCAGCAGTTCCCAATCTACAAATCACAGAAAACAAACTAGAGACGAGTCATTATGACTGGCTCAAGACGAGAGGGATATCAAAAGAAACCGCAGACAAAATGAGATTGTTTGCATCCGAAAAGTTTTTTGGAAAGATCAAGAAACAAGCATCTGCGATTGGCTTTCCATACTACAGGAATGGTGCGTTGGTTGCAGTCAAGTATCGATCCTTCCCCGAGAAAGATTTCACCCAAGAATCAGGCGGTGCTCATGATTTCTTTGGCATTGACTTGGTTGAGAAAGGCAAGCCTCTGATCATTGTCGAGGGGGAAATAGACTGCATGACCCTTCTAGAAATGGGGATCGAGAACGCAGTATCAGTACCATCCGGTGCTCCTATCAAGGTAGCAGACGGTCGAGTTCTTCCATCAGAAGACAAACGGTTTGCTTATGTTTGGAACGCAAGGGATATATTAGATGATGCGCCATATGTCATCCTAGCCACAGACCAAGACACCGCCGGACAAGCACTCGCAGAAGAACTGGCAAGAAGAATCGGAAAAGAAAAATGCAGGATAGCCAAGTTTGACAAGAAAGATTTAAACGAAGTTTATCTAGACGACCCTTCTAAGATACAAGACATCCTAGACTCAGCCACTCCCTACCCAATCTCCGGCCTCTCCGAAGCCACGACCTACGAGGAACGTTTAAACGATCTGTACTCTGCTGGTACGGGAAAAGGCTTTAGCACGGGCTATAAATCCCTTGACCACATTTACACGGTTGCCCCATCTCAACTGTCGGTGGTGACAGGCTACCCATCCTCCGGCAAGTCAAACTTTGTCGATCAGTTAATGGTGAACTTGGCTAAAACATCGGACTGGAAGTTCGCAATCTGTTCGTTTGAGAATCAGCCTGAGATCCATATCTCAAGGCTCATGGAAATCTACATGAAGAAAAGGTTTTTTGATGGCAAGGAGAGGATGACAGAGGAAGAAAAGAATACTGCGTTTAAATGGGTCAATGAGCATTTCCTGTTCATTGATACAAACGGAGAAGAACCTAGCACGTTAGAGTCAATCCTTGAAAGAACTAAGGTTGCAGTCAAACGGATGGGCATTCGAGGGTTGGTGATCGACCCTTATAACTACATAGATATGAGCCGTGACACAACCGAAACAGAGGCCATATCCAACATGCTCTCAAAGGTGCAGAGGTTCATCAAGGCCAACGATTTACATTGTTGGTTCGTGGCTCACCCTTCTAAGATCAATCGGAGCGGTGTCGAACAACCACGACCCGATGGGATGTCCATCTCCGGATCAATGGCTTGGTGGGCAAAGACTGACTGCGGTTTGACGATCCACAGAAAAGAGGGATACGTTGAGGTCGCAGTATGGAAATGTCGGTATCGGTGGGTGGGCACTCAAGGTGAAACGACCCTTCTATATAGCAAAGTTTCCGGCACGTACGAAGAGAACCTCGATGCGTTTTGACGTTTAAACACATCACCCGAGCGTGGTTGGCGTTACGGGTGACCCGTTTAAACATTACCAGCAGCGGGTTGCTGGCTGCGTGCTGCGTACATGCGTTTAAACATTGATAATTAATATCCAGATATTTACTCTGCATTCTGGATATTACGTTTAAACGTTCAAGCTCACAGCGTGAGCCACCCATAAAAAAACACCCCAAAGGGTGTTTAAAGTTATCCTAGTCTTGCTTTGTATATTGCAGAAAAGACGTGATTGTATTGGCCTTGTCTGCGTGGTTTGAAATCAAGCCCCATCCTATATACAAACCATTGTCCCTGATAAGTTATATAGCACTCGTTGCGCCTGATGTAGATTTCATTGTTCACCAACTCGATCAAATGATCATACTTGTATGCGGTCTTGAGAAAGGTTGGATCGTTTGATGTTACCGCCTTGACTTTCAATGTATCTCTTCATTGATCGGTTTAGACTTTACGTGATACATATTGGCGCAACTCTGCAGATATTCATCTAAGGTCAGGCCGTGCGCCATCGCAATATCTGCGATGACGCTGATCAAAGTAAGGTAAAAAAGCTCAGGGTCGGGTTGATGCTTTTCAGCCATCTCTTGAATGTCTTTTTTCATCAAAATAATTGTTTTTAAACTATTCCTCATTTTCATCGTCCTCGGGTATGTAATCTTCTCTTGGTGTTTTGAAAAAAGTAACTATTACATTTCCATCATCAAAATCCATGATCCAATCGGTGTGACCAAAATAATTTTTGCACCACTCATCTAATAAATCACTCATGATTCCTCCACATTTTTAAAATCAAATAAGGTCACTAATCCACTGTCAACATGACCGCTTGAGTTAAATACAGTTGTGACAAAGCACCCTTTATCAACTTCAACCATCATATAACCGCTTTGCTTGGTGAATACTCCATCTTCAAGCATATCGAAGTTAATCACGACAGATCCATTGTCAAGCTCGCCTGTTCTAATAACAATTTTTTTCATATTCCCTCCACTTGCTTAACGATGTCCATCGCATCCGCATCATACGGTGCAAGGTCTTTTATCAGGTCATACATGCGTGGAGCGTTTGCAATGAGCCGAGCATTCTCACGTTGACCCTCAAGTGTTAATGATTTATTTTTGCAGTCAGCGACCAATATATCGCCTTGAGCGGTGTATTCCCAAACGGTTGTCCGGTCAGGCGCACCAACCCACCACAGTTTTTCATCTGCTACTGGTCTCATATTGATTCTTCCTCATCTTGTTTTGCGATCTTCATGGCCCACGCATGCACCTCTGCGTCCGTGAGCCGGTTCAAAACTTCAGTCACCAATACGTGAACCGAACTGTCGAGCAAGGCATCGAACATTCTCTCGAATGTTTTCTGCCCATATGTGTCTTTAATTTCATTGATTGTCATATGCCCCCCTTATGCTACTAATTTGATTTGCTTGAATGAAGTGTTGCCCAAGTCGCTGATGTTGCGAATGAGAACATTGTTGCGATACACATTCGACACATCCACACCGATGCCCACACCGATGGTGTTGATGCCCAACACCTCGGCAGAGCGAACCTGACTGCGAACCGATTCAATCCATCCCTGACCATCCGTCACAACGAATAGGATCTTACGTTGCTCATTGCGTTGGAGCAATAATTCATGACCGTAGCGCACGGCAAAGTAGTCATTAGTACCGCCCATGCAGTCGATCTTTTTAATGCTCTGCTTTGCCTTGAGGATGTTTTGACCGAAAGGCTTAACAACCGATGTCTCATCACCGAACGTTATCAAGGATGTGCTCACACCGGCTTGCTCAAGGGTCTCAAGCAGAGCGTAAGTTGTCTTCACCGCATTGATGAGTTGTAAGCCCTCCATTGATGTCGAAACATCAAGAGCAATCACAACCGCAGAGTCAATACCGCCCTCTTCACGGTGACGTTTAAACACATTAACTTTGCCTGTGGTGATCGATGCAAGCGCAGATGAATTGAGTCTGCCGAACTTGTGATTGTGCTCGAACTCATCCACACCGGACATCTCGAACAACTTGCGAACCTCAAAGCGCAACTTGGGTGTGATCGGAGTATTGAGATCGATCTCACGCTTGCTGACTGCGTGATAATTTGGCTCTCCGAGTGTGGCATCCTTTGAATAAGATCCCCCATTACTGCAACCCCTCGGCAACTTGCACTTAGGTTCAACTTCTTTAGCTTTCTGTGGATCAGGCTTGCGGGCCTGTGGAGCGTTTTCCTGATCGGATGCACCCTCACCCTCACCCTCGCCACTTTGAGCGCCTGTGGATTGATCTGAGCCTTCCTGAGCACTCTCTTGACCCTGACCCTCGCCTTGACCGTCACCCTGACCGTCACCCTCGCCTTGACCTTGATCCTGATCCTGTTTCTGCTCATTGGGGCTTTGATCCTCGAACTGATTCAATTGGTCAAAGATCCACTCAGCAACTTTCAATGCGTCTCTTGAGTCTGAGCATGTGTCGATCATCGCAGACGCTTGCTTGAAAATTGGCTCAAGGCCCTGCGCCAATGGTACTGGTCTCGCATACTTGCGACCGTACACCGCAAAGGCAAACGGATACTGGCAAGGGTCTGTCCAGTCTGTGACCTGATCCATCGCCTTGTCAACCATGATGTTGATGGTCTTTGCAAGTACTTGCTCCACGTTGCCGAGGATGGATCTCTCGATGGCCTTGCGCTCGATGCGAACGTCCTCAACTGCATTGAACAACTGCGCCACGTAAGGCACTTGAGACGATGCATCAAAGTCGGTGTACATCGCATGCAGTAACTCATGGATCACAAAGCCCAAGTACTTGTCGAGCAATACCGGCTTGATGTTCAAGTGATCCTTTACATCGGCAAGGGAAATGTAGTACATGTTGCCCGATCTGCGAATGCTCGCAGTCTGAATGTCTGTCCAACTGATCGATCCGATCCTGAACCTTTGCTTTGCCAATGTGGACTCAAGCTTGCGGAGGGTATTCTCGACCGCTGATTTGAATTGATAACCTCTCATAGCAACCCCTTAATTGTTTCTTCATTCAATGATGCCTGACCGATGGCCTTGAGTGCAGTCGCTGACTCAAGTGGTTGACGTGCACAGACTGTGCGCTCCCAAGCTTGCTCTACGGTCATAAAAGGCAGAGCCTTAATGAAAGCAATAACCTGTCTGATCGATGGTGAGTCGATCACATCGCCTGTGTCAACCTTAGCACGGCAGACCCTGAACGCATCGATCACGTGATCAGCAAGGGCCGGTCTGCATCCTGTGTGACGGACAACTGCGTCAACCTCGACATGCTTGAGCATATGCTTGAACTCGATCACCAAATTAAAGCGCTCACCGAATGCAACATTCATCGCCTTAGTTCCCCCATACAGGCCGGATGAGTCACCGGACAACAGGGTATTGTCTGCGCCGATCACCATCACACCGGATGCCTTGCGCCACACATGGCCCCCATAATTGACTTGTGGGTTGGGTTCGAGAAAGGCATTCAATGGGGCAAGCTCACCCTCTGAGCAATTGGTCACCTCATCCAATAGCACCACGCTTGATGGGCAAGTGTAAGCCTGTAAAAAGTCACCCTGTTTAAACACGGTCTGACCATTCTCAAGGCCAACGTCACCGATGTACTCGGACGCAGTAGAGTACTTGTGAAAGTTGATGCGAGTGAATCCTCTGCCTGTGCGAGCGGAGAACTGCCGAGCGGTCTCGCTCTTACCTGTACCCTTAGCACCTCCGAACCACAGGTTCGAGCCTGTTGCCTGAGCGAATGCAAGCGAGCGTAGGATGTCCTCGGTCCAAATAAAATTCGGATCAATCGATGGGGCACAGGGATGGTTGTACACATCAAAGTCAAAGGGCAGATCGACACCGAAAAGATCCATGCATGATTTGCGATCCACGACTCGGACACTCGACATGTCAGCAACGATTGACTCAGCACCGGCAGACTGCACCGCCTGTTTAAACGGTTCAAATGCATTGGCAATCATATCGCCTACGGTCTGACTGATGGCCTTTGAGTCAAGCTTGACAATGTCACCCTCAAGGTTTTGTAGTTTATTGTGGATCGACTGGGTCAACTGCTGAACGTGGTTGATCCTGTGCTCTGCATCGTTATAGTTCCTTTGAATCGACATCCCAAGCTTGGTGACCTCAGCATTCAAGGCATCGATCTGCACTTGGTCTGCGCCTTTCGCAGTACTGACAGGGGCCGGAGCCATGCCCTTGATCTGATCAATGCTGACCATGCCGGAGTTGATTCTCTCAGCTAACCATTGAGTCATGGCGGTTTTGCCTACCTGAGCCTGACCGCTCAATTGAACGTAAGCACCGGCAACCACTTCAGTCTTCAAGCGCAATAAGTCGAGTTGTATTTTTTGAATGCTCATGATTAAACACCTCCCAATGTCATTGATTCAGTACACAAGGGGCAGATCGGCATGCCCTTGAGCGCCCATTTTTGAGTGAGTCGCACGGTGTACTGTTGCTTAGGGTCTGAACCCTCACAATCACATGTTGCCTTGAGCATGCGTGTGCTCTGCTTTGCGTGGACTGCAAGCTTAAGCTCTGCGTGTGGATAGTCTCCAAGCTCAGAGATGAGGTCAACGTACTTGGTCGCAAAGCTTGCATCGCCTGTGACCTCATGATATTTGCCTGCGACCGTAAGCCCCATCTTGATGAGCAAGCTCACGTAAGCATTTGATTTATAAGACATTGCACCGGAGGTTGTCCGGCACAACTGTTGGATCAATACCTCAAACACCCTGACAGGGTCAGCGATGGTAGGGGAAATGAACACCTCAAAGTGGTTGTCCCCTGAGTCGGTGTCAGGAAAGCACTCACCCAATGTGCCGGAACGTTTAAACGTTGAGGGCAGACCACAGGTCACCCGAATGTTGGAGGGTAAGGGCGAACCCATCACCTCAAAGATGGGGCGAAGTACCTCGACCCCTTGATTCAAATATTCTTCACGTGTCATATTGATTCTCCGATTACGTGGCAAAATCACCACTGACATGCCACGTGGGCATGTCGGTATTGACTTAGATCGAGAGGACAGTCTGACCAAGCTTAAGCTTGAGACAGTCTACGTATGAGCCTGTAAAAATGATCCGGTAAGACTTGCGAACGTCTGCGCCCTTGCAGACAATGATGTTGCCGAATGCGTTGATCTGAGCGGTGTACATTATTCAAGCCCTCCAATTTCAATGCAAGCACCCATAATTGCGATGCCGATAAAGGGCAAAGCAAAGAGGGACAGACCTCCCCAAATTAGCATCATTGCAAAGATCACGCAGAGCAAGGACATGAAGAGGATCAAGTATTTTTGGATGGTTTCTCTCATGCCAACACCTCTTCAATGGTCATGCCTGTAGAAAGAGCCACGATGCGGTCTGCCCATTCGACTGTAGGGGTTGCGTACATAAAGCTCAACTCCAACTCAAGGGCCGGTGTGGTGCTCGCCATCTTGAGCAATTGGGTCAACTGTTGGAACACCAACATGGCCCTCATGGTGCGTTGCCAATTGGCAGATGATGGGTTTTGGGCAAACGCTTTTTGTGCGCCTGTCAGTTCTGATTTGATTATTCTCACGATGTCTGAATGCATGGTTAACTCCGAGGTAGTGCGACATTGCACTGATAAGGGCCAAGCCCTTACCGCTGAAATGTCAGATTACTTTGAACTCAGGGTGATATAACACACCGAATGTCTCTGCATACTCGAGCATGTCATACACCGCTTTCTTGGTGCGTGTTGCTCTAATCAATGCTGAGAGACCACGTGCAACCGTGTCTGTCATTCCAAGCTTGTGCATTACTGCAAGATTTGCGATCTCTCTGATTTCGGATTTGGTCATGATGTTTGCCTTTCTGTTTAAACTGTTGATGAACATTTAACGCAATGATATCACTATCGGTTGACATAGTGCAACTACTATTTGCATTAATTACAACATTGTAATGAAAATATTTTTAGGCAAGTGCATTTATATTAGTAGTGCAAGCAAAATGCGTTTGTGTATCTAAGTATTACTTTTTGCATGTAAGCATGTAGTGTGCCAATGGTCATTATGTTAAGTTATTCGGACGCATTTAAACGGCCTACAAGCGTTTTTTAGGGTCAGTAGTACCTTACCCCTTAGAAAATATTTTTGAGCGATCCTAGGCCGTTTTAAGCGTTTTAAGAAACAAAAGTATTACATGCTATTTTTGTGTACTATAAGATTACACCAGACCATCAAATCGAATGCTTATTAGTTATATGTGTATAAAGCTGGGTGAAAGGTGTGGATAAGGTGTGGATAAGCAAGTACTGTATGTATATCCTGTGGATAACAAGCTGTGGATAACTTTAAAGATATTCACAGGGTGTGGATAACGTGTTAACATCTAATTGGAGTTGATCAGCGGGATTGACTGTTTAAACATAGGGGTTATTAGTATGGGCATGCATTCAAACGATGAGTACTTGGACAGGTTGGCAAAGCTTGAGCAAAACGATCAAGTATTGGAGACGGGGGGACTCGCTGAAAGCGAACAGACCGCAGTTGTCCAAGAAGGAAAGGTAAGGAAGTTCACTAAAAGAGAACTCACTCAAAGTCAGATCACATTCGCCAATGAACTAATCAAAGGCAACACACTCAAAGGATCCTACAGGGTAGCGTATCCTAATAGCAAGGCAAATGACGCTTGCACCGTAGCCAACGCATCCAAGCTCTCAAAGGATCCACGCATCGCCAAATTGGTGAATGAAGGCAACGATGAGAACATCGAGCACTTGAGTGAGAGCGTTGAGGGCATGAGACGGTTTGTGCTCAAAGAGTTCTTGGCACTAAGCAAAGAGGCTCGACAAGAGGGCAGTCGATTAAAAGCACTCGAACTATTGGCTCGCTCCATTGGCATGTTCAAAGAGACCGACAGTAGCAAAGACAAGACGCAGACTCCAGACCAACTCAAGCGTGAACTGTCCGCTCACCTTAAATTGCTTAACAACGTGCGACCACTCAACAAGCGAGATACCTCTACGGTCATAGAGGCTAAGGCGGTTTAAACGTGCATGTGTAAACGGGCTGGGCGGGGCAACCCACCCTAGTGGGGGAGACCTCCTTTGGGGTTGGAGTCCCTTCTACCATCTACGCTCTAATCCACACAAACAAAACATAGCTCTACCTCACCAGAACGTTCTCATCCCCCCCCATCAAATACTTTCGTGTTACCCCGGGGGGTATATATAAATAAAAATAACACTTGCGAACGTTCGCACTATCGTTTAAACTGCAGCCATGAGGGTGTAAACCCGAGGGAACGAAGTGACATGACGCAGACTCAGCAGCTTATTTTTAACTTTATAAAGACGTATACCCGTTTACATGGGGAAGCGCCTTCATATGAAGTTATTGCTAAGGGTGTTGGCTTGAAGTCAAAGTCAAACATACACCGGATAGTCCATAAGTTAGAGGAAGAAGGCTATCTTAGGGTTAAACCTTATAAGTTTAAATCGATCAGGTTAATTGATAGTTCTGCGATGCAGATTGGTAAGCTATGAGTTTATTGACTAGAGTAGAGATTGAGGGATATTTAGATCTTGTTGATAAGGTGGACAAGAATAAGCAGAATGCCATACGGGCGTTGTTAGAGAACGATAGGATAGAAAGATGCAGAGAAAGTTTTATTTTCTTTGCTTCCCAGATGTGGCCTGTATTTATATCGGGTAAACATCACCAGATCATGGCGGATGCGTTTGAGAGGGTGGCTAATGGGTCTTTAAAGAGATTGATCATTAATATGCCGCCTAGACATACCAAGTCAGAGTTTGCTTCTTTTCTTTTGCCTGCGTGGTTTTTGGGTAAGTTTCCGGAGAAGAAGATTATCCAGACTGCTCACACCGCAGAATTAGCCACAGGATTTGGCCGTAAAGTTAGGAATTTAGTTCAATCAGATGTATATGGGAAAGTATTTAATACGAAACTATCAACGGATAGTAAGGCGGCTGGACGTTGGAATACTCATATGGGTGGGGATTATTTTGCTATCGGGGTTGGCGGCGCTGTTACAGGTAAAGGTGCTGACCTACTGATCATTGATGATCCGCATTCAGAGCAGGAGGCCAAGCAAGGTAACCCTGCGGTGTTTGATTCAGTGTATGAGTGGTACACATCAGGCCCTCGGCAGCGTTTACAGCCCGGAGGAGCCATTATTATTGTGATGACTCGGTGGTCAAAGCGGGATTTAACCGGTCAAATACTGAAAAACGCAGGAAAAGATGGTGTAGATCAGTGGGAAGTCATTGATTTTCCGGCTATTTTGCCCTCCGGAACCCCGTTATGGCCCGGATTTTGGTCAAAAGAAGCCCTAGAAGCCCTTAAATCAGAGCTTCCAGTCTCTAAATGGGAAGCCCAATACCAACAAAACCCTACATCTGAAGAAGGTGCGATCATTAAAAGGGATATGTGGAAGATTTGGGAGTCAGATAACCCACCTTCTTGTGAATATCTCATCCAAAGTTGGGATACAGCCTTTGAAAAATCCAATCGGTCTGACTTCTCAGCCTGTACAACGTGGGGGGTGTTCTACCATCCCGATGATAAAGGCAATTCAAAGCCAAATATCATCCTGCTAGACGCAGTAAAGAAGCGAATGGAGTTTCCAGAACTGAAACAGAAGGCGTTAGAGCTGTGGAAGATGTGGAATCCAGATACGCTGATCGTGGAAAAGAAAGCCGCAGGTGCGCCTTTGATCTATGAGATGAGAAGAATGGGAATTCCTCTGTCGGAGTATACACCGAGCAAAGGAAGCGATAAGATAGCACGTGTAAACGCAATCTCCGATCTGTTTGCCTCCGGAGTCGTTTGGTGTCCTGACACAAGATGGGCAGATGAGGTCATGGAAGAAATGGCCTCTTTCCCTAATGGCGATCATGATGACTTAGTTGACTCAAGTTCACAGGCTTTGCTGCGTTTTAGACAGGGTGGGTTCATAAGCATCGCATCCGATGAAGAAGATGAACCCTTCTACAGACAAAAAATGGAGTATTACTGATGAGTATCGATAAAAGTTTATACGCAGCGCCTCAAGGTTTAAACGATGAAGGCCCGGATCTAGAAATAGAAATTGAAAATCCTGACGCAGTCCACATTGAAGCTGGCGGCATGGAGATAGAGCTGACGCCCGGCCAAGATTTTGGTGATTTTGGGGAAAACCTTGCCGAAGTTTTGGATGAAAGAGTCCTGCAGTCCATCGGGTCTGAACTTGTGGCGTTGGTAGAAGCCGACATGAACTCAAGGGCAGATTGGATTGAGACCTACGTCAAAGGCTTGGAAGTCTTAGGTCTTAAGTATGAAGAAAGAACAGAACCGTGGAACGGTGCTTGTGGAGTATTTTCCACAGTTCTGACAGAAGCCGCCATCAGATTCCAAGCTGAATCCATCATGGAGTCTTTCCCTGCGGCTGGCCCTGTAAAGAGCGAGATCTACGGAGAGCCTACAAAGGAAGAGAAAGAAGCTGCCGTTCGGGTTGAGACCGACATGAATTTCAGGATTGTCGAGAAAATGCCTGAGTACCGTCCTGAACATGAACGCATGTTGTTTGGATTGGGTTTGGCCGGTTCATCCTTTAAGAAGGTCTATGACGATCCAGTCTTGGGTCGTGGTACATCTATCTATGTAACCGCAGAAGATGTCATTGTGCCTTACGGCGCATCGTCTCTCATGACCGCCGAGCGTGTTACCCACTTGATGCGTAAGACCAAGAATGAACTCAAGAAACTGCAAGCCGCAGGATTCTATAGAGATGTCGATCTTGGAGAACCACAGAACGTCATGTCTGATGTGGAAAAGAAGAAAGCCACACAGCAAGGCTATAAAGCCATCGATGATGACCGCTATCAGTTCTTAGAGATCTGTACAGACTGGGATATTGAGGGATTAGAAGATCTAGATGAGAATGGTGAAGAGACAGGGATTGGCGTTCCTTATGTCATCACCATCGATAGAGGAACCAATAAGGTTTTAGCTATTCGCAGGAATTGGAGAGAAGAAGATGAGCGGAAACAAAAACGGGTTCATTTCGTGGACTATTGTTATATTCCCGGTTTTGGTTTCTACGGCATGGGGCTTATTCACATTATTGGTGGTTACGCACGGGCTGGGACATCGATCATTCGCCAATTGGTCGATTCCGGAACATTGTCTAATTTGCCCGGCGGTCTTAAAACAAGAGGAGCCAGAATCAAAGGTGACGATACCCCAATCAACCCCGGAGAGTTCAGGGACGTAGATATCCCAAGCGGAGCCATCAAAGATAACATCATGATGCTCCCCTATAAGGAGCCAAGCCAGACTCTCCTAACCCTGTTGAATCAAATCACAGATGAAGGACGCAGACTAGGATCTATTGGTGACTTACAGATCTCTGACATGTCTGCCAACGCTCCCGTAGGTACAACCCTAGCGCTGTTGGAAAGAACCTTAAAGACCATGTCTGCGGTTCAGGCTCGTGTTCATTATTCAATGAAGCAAGAGTTTAAACTCTTAAAAGAGATCATCAAGGACTATGCGCCCGATAAGATGGAATTTGAAGAGGGCAAGAACGGTGAGTTTGCATCCCGCCAAGACTATGAGATGGTGGATGTTATCCCTGTATCAGATCCCAATTCATCTACGATGGCTCAGAGGATCATGCAGTATCAGGCTGTCATGCAGTTGGCTGCCCAAGCTCCACAGATCTATAACCTGCCTAATCTTCACAGACAGATGATTGAGGTGCTGGGGATTAAAAATGGGGCAGATTTGGTTCCCGTTGAAGCTGATGAAAATCCCAAAGATCCAGTCAGTGAAAACATGGGATTCCTTAAAGGAGAGCCTACAAAAGCCTTCATCTATCAAGATCATGATGCCCATATTGCTGTGCATACCAGCTTCATGCAAGATCCCAAGATCACTCAGCAGATTGGTCAAAACCCAATGGCCAATCAGATCATGGCTTCAGTTCAAGCGCATATTGCAGAGCACTTGGGCTTCCAGTACAGGGCTGACGTAGAGAAGCAAATGGGCGTACCCATGCCTGCGCCTGATAGTGAAATGCCACCCGAAGTGGAAGTTCAGCTATCCAGATTGGTTGCTCAAGCCAGCACCCAGCTTATGCAGAACAACCAAGCTCAGGCTCAACAAGCTCAGATGCAACAACAAGCACAGGATCCATTGGTTCAAATGCAACAACAAGAACTCCAAATCAGGAACGCAGAGCTTCAAACCAAAGCTCAGAAGACTCAGGCGGACATTCAGAACGCTCAGGCCAAATTGCAGCTTGATCACATCAAAGCGCAGTTTGAACAACAACGTTTACAGCTCGAAGCTGAGAAAACAAGACTGCAAACACAGTTGGAAGCAGAAAGAATCAAGAGCCAAACACAGATTGAGCAGATGCGTTTACAGGAACAGCAGCGTCAAGCCAATCAAAAAGTGCAAGTAGATTTGTTTAAAAGGAACCGTTAATGGAAGAAAAACTCCTTAAACATTTGCTTAATGAATACAAGAACAAGGAGAAATCCTTGCAATTGAGTCTAGGTGACGGCGGAGCAACGGACTTTGCCGCTTACCAGAACATGTGCGGACAAATTAAAGGTCTCGTGTACGCACAAAGTATTATCAATGACCTTTTACGAAAAGTGGAGCAAATGAACGATGAGTGATATATTAATCAGCGATGGGGTGTCAACGACAACCCTACCCGACAGCGCAGAGGAAAAAGCCAAGCAATTGCCTGATCCTGTTCGCTTTCAGATTCTCACAGTCTTACCCGAGATTGATGAAGAGTATGAGAGTGGAATTGTTAAATCAGGCACAACCATGCACTACGAAGAAGTACTTTCGCCAGTCCTTTTTGTGGTCAAGTTAGGCCCTGATGCGTACAAAGATACAACCAGATTCCCATCTGGCCCTTCCTGTAAGGTTGGCGATTTCGTTATCGTCCGTCCCAATACAGGTACACGACTTAAGATTCACGGCAAAGAATTCAGGCTCATCAACGATGATTCTGTTGAAGCTGTGGTTCAAGATCCTCGTGGCATTAGCCGTGCGGCTTAAGGAGGCAGTATGACAGATCAAGTTGAATTTAGCTTTCCTGATGAAGCGGATGAGAAACCTACCCGCTTAGGAAGTAAAGTTGTCACTCCAGACGAAGATGATGCTCCAGAAATAGAGGTCGTTGACGATACACCGGAGGAAGACAGAGGCCGTGCGCCAATGAAATCCCCGCCCCAAGAACCTACGGATGAAGAGCTGGAAACTTATTCAAAAAAGCAACAGAGTCAAAAAATCCGTGAGTTTGCTAAGGGTTATCACGAAGAACGCAGACAAAAAGAAGCGGCTCTACGTGAAAGAGAACATGCAATAGCTATAGCTAAGGCTGTCTATGAGGAAAATAACCGGCTGAAAGGCACGGTTAATGTTAGTCAATCTGCGTTGATTGACCAAGCAAAGAAGGTTGTAAGCAAAGAAATCAAGGAAGCAGAGCAAGCTTACAAGCAAGCTTATGAGTCCGGAGATGCCGATGCGTTGGTAAATGCTCAAAAAGCGATGACTTTGGCTGCCATGAAGGCTGAAAAAGTTAACAATTTTAAGCCTACCCCTTTACAACCTGCTCCAAAAGTAGTACAACCTAGTTACCCGCAGGCTGCTCCTGAACCTGATCCAAAAGCAGAAAGATGGCAACGTGCCAACAATTGGTTTGGACAGGACGAAGAAATGACCAGTTTGGCCCTAGCGGTGCATACAAAACTGGTTAATTCTGGGGTTAATCCCCAAAGTGACGAATACTATCAACGACTAGATACCCGAATTCGTCAAGTCTTCCCAGATAAGTTTGATTCTGGCGAGACCGCTGATACGAAGCAGCGCAGTAAATCAAATGTTGTTGCCTCTGCCACAAGAAGCGTAGCGCCTAAAAAGGTAACCCTTTCTGCGTCAGAAGTAAACATCGCTAAAAAGCTTGGCATTCCTTTGGAACGCTATGCTCGTGAAGTAGCCCAACTCAGGAGAAATAACAATGTCTGAACAAAATCGTACAAGTCGTGCCGTAGAAACACGGGAATCATTTCAACGTCCTCAATCGTGGAGGCCACCAGAAATACTACCGATGCCGGATCCAAGACCCGGTTACGTACACAGGTATATACGTGTCAGCATGGTTGGTCAAGCAGATCCAGCCAATATTTCTTCCAAGTTTAGAGAAGGATGGGAACCCGTCAAGGCGGCAGAATATCCTGAACTAATGGTACATGCTTCAAAGAGCGATGAGTTTAAAGGCAATATTGAAGTTGGTGGATTGTTGTTATGTCGTATTCCAGAAGAGTTTATGAAACAGCGGGATGCTTATTACAACTCGCAAAACAAAGCGCAGATGGAATCCGTAGATAACACATTCATGCGTCAGAGTGATCCTCGCATGCCTCTCTTCAAAGAGAGATCAAGTAAGGTCACTTTCGGTTCTGGTTCAATTTAATTAGGAGTCCTTAAATGGCTTATCCAACCGTCAGCAAGACGTACGGTTTTAAACCAATCAATAGACTTGATGGTTTGCCTTACGCCGGAGCGATCCGTCAAATCCCCGTTGCGCCTAGCTATGCTACGGCCATCCTGAATGGCGACACTGTTTCCGTTGACACCAATGGTTACATCGTTGCTAAAACAACTACCAATTCTGGCGACAGCGTTGGCGTGTTGGTCGGATGTTCTTATGTAAACTCAAGCAGCCAGACCGTTTATGGTCAATACTACCCTGCAGCAGCATCAACAACTACAGCTATGGCTTTTGCCTACGTTGTGGATGATCCTAACGCAGTGTTTAAAGTAGTGGCTACCAATGGTCAAACCACAGTTCCAACAGCATTCACACGTGCTATCGTTGGTTCTAACGTAGCTATTTCAGTTACGACTGGTAACACCACCACAGGCGATTCATATTATGGTATTGACGGTACTTCCGCTAATACTACTAATACATTGCCAGTTCGTGTAATTGACGTTGTTCCTGATACAGCTACTGGCCCAGCCAATAACTCTTCTACAACCTATTACGAATTTTTGGTCAAGTTCAACTTGCACCAGTATACTGACACCACCGGTGTTTAAGGAGTAACTTAAAATGGCAATTTCACGTGCACAACTATTGAAAGAGTTGCTCCCCGGATTGAACGCATTGTTCGGTTTAGAGTATGCTCGTTACGGTGAAGAACACAAAGAAATCTACGAAACAGAGACTTCTGAGCGTTCTTTTGAAGAAGAGACCAAATTGTCTGGATTCTCTGCAGCACCAGTCAAAAACGAAGGTTCAGCCATCGCTTATGACAATGCTCAAGAGGCATGGACAACTCGCTATAACCACGAAACCATCGCTCTTGGTTTCTCAATCACTGAAGAAGCGATTGAAGATAACTTGTATGACAGCCTTGCTGCTCGTTATACAAAGGGCTTGGCTCGTGCGATGGCCTACACCAAGCAGGTTAAAGCTGCTGCCGTATTGAACAACGGATTCTCCTCTACCTACCTCGGTGGTGACGGCGTATCTTTGTTTAACACAGCTCACCCATTGGTCAACGGTGGTACAAACTCCAATACGCCCACTACACAAGCTGACTTGAATGAAACCTCTCTTGAGAGCGCAGTTATTCAAATCGCCGCTTGGACAGATGAGCGTGGTCTTTTGATCGCTGCCAAACCCAAGAAGTTGATTGTTCCTCCTTCACTCCAGTTCGTTGCAACTCGTTTGCTCGAAACAAAACTGCGTGTTGGTACAAACAACAACGACATCAACGCTATCGAGAACAATGGTTCAATCCCCGAGGGTTACACCATTAATCACTTCTTGACAGACGTTAATGCTTGGTTCTTGACAACAGATGTACCTAACGGTATGAAGCATTTCGAGCGCACCCCCTTGCAAAACAGCATGGATGGTGATTTCGATACAGGTAACGTTCGCTACAAAGCTAGAGAGCGTTATTCATTTGGATGGTCTGATCCCCTCGGAATTTGGGGTTCTTCAGGTTCATTCTGATAGAAAAAGGGGGCTAAAAACCCCCTTTTTTTTGTTGACCATGTTTAAACTACATGGTATAAACTAGTTATCTGGGTGTTTACACCTTACCACCACTGCCCCAGCAGATGATGCAACAATCGGTAAGGTATCTTTTGCATAAGGAGTTATCATGGCACGTGCAACGTTTGAAGGCCCAGTACTATCTGGCGACAATAGATTTGGCCCACTACGCAATGTAGGCTACACCGATCTAGCTCAAGATACTAGCATCGTTTTGACGAATGTAACAAATGCTACTGCTGGTTACAGCGGTGGTTCAGGTCAGTTTGTAAACGGCAATGGCATCCCCAATACCAAAGCAGTTGTTTACACACCATCATCAACTACATATCCCCCTGTTGCTGCAACAATCACCGCAGATGCTGGTACAGGCGGTTCAGGTACTTTGTATCGTGGTATTGTGTTTTACTTGCCCTACGGTTCAAATATCAATGATTTCTTGATTGACACCAACGTGGCTATCACAGCTACAGGCGGGACAATTGGTACTGTATCAGTACAGATTGGTAACACATTCAACGACACAACATACGGTTCAATTACAACAGCTAATGCTGCGACTGGCCGTAACACCATTTCACAAACTGGTGCTCAGTTGCTTGCTACCAATTCAACTACTGGCGATATTACTCAGTCTCCTTCACAAGGAACTAGTCCATATTCAGCTTTAGTTTCTCAAGTTGTTGTCACCTTTACCATTCCTTACACAGGTGGTACAGGAACTACGTTGCCCGTTTTGACTGCTGGTACATTTACCGCAGCATTGCGTTATACACAGCTTGATCCTAACATTGGTAACTCTACAACTTACCCCTACGGTAACTTTGACTGATTGATGAGGGGCTTAGGCCCCTCTCTTTAACTTTTTTAAAAAGGAAATCAATCATGACAATGCAATATGACGTAAAAACGTCAAAAGTTCAGGGTGTTGGATTTTTATATATTGGCAGAGTTCGTATAAAACAAGCTACTATTATTGGTAGTGGAACTGCTGGATATATTGATTTTTTTGACACTGCCGTAGCCCCTACTGCTGCCACATATGGTCGTAGCGGTACAACTGTTACAGTTACATCAACTGGACATGGTTTGCAAACTGGCGCTAAGGTAGGCATTGCTTACGTAGCCGCAAGTAACATTGCTCCTGTTTCTGGTAACTACACAATCACCGTTACAGATGCAAACACATTCACAATCACTGATTTGAATTCAGGATCAATTGCATCAAGCACTGTGTGTAATTATGTTGCAAATGGTGGTGCATGGATTTTAGGTATCAATACTGGTACTAACGTACAGCCATACCAAGTGTTATTGCCCGGTGAAGGCATTCTTTGCCAATCTGGCATATACGCCAACTCTGTTAATATTAGTTCAACGCAGGTAACGTATGGCTGAAGCTAAACAAGCAATCCTGCAGGGTAGGAACTTGTTCATTGGCATCCCATGCCATGACGGTCGCTTGAATATCAAGACTGCATACGCAATAGCACAGTTGATGCCTGAAGCTATGCGTCTTGGTATTTCCGTTACGCTTTCTGATATATCCAATTGCTCTTTGATCACAATGGCTAGGAACTCGCTTGTTGCAGAGTTCTTAAAAACCAAGTGTACAGAAATTTTGTTTATTGATTCTGATGTTATTGTAACGCCGGACGATATTCTCCGTTTGATGGCACAAAGCGCAGATAAAGACATCACTGCTGGAACATATCCACGCAGAGCAAAAGACAAGAAGTTCTTTACAGATTTGTATTGGACTGAAGAAGGCGATTTGGAGTTTGAAGGATCCATGATGCGTGTCAAACGCATTGGTACAGGGTTCATGCTAATACAACGTCATGTCATTGAAGGCATGATTGAGGCGCATCCAGAATGGTCGTATAAGAACAAACCTACAGGCGAAAGAATGTATGCTTTGTTTGACTTTGCAATCAAAGATGACAACTACGTAGGTGAAGATTATTTATTTTGTGACCGAGCCACAGAGTTGGGTTACAAGGTTCATGTTGATGTAGATATAAGCTTGCCCCACATTGGTAGCGAAACATTTACAAATAACTTCCGTGAGGAAGTTGTTGTACCGCTACTAGAGGGTATTCGCGAATCCAAACTGAAAGTCGTAAATGGCTAAGACACCTGCATGGCAACGCAAAGAAGGAAAGAATCCGAATGGCGGTTTAAACGCCAAAGGTCGGGCATCCGCAAAGAAGGAGGGGATGAATTTAAAAGCTCCCCAACCCGAGGGCGGATCAAGGAAGGATTCTTTCTGCGCCAGAATGACAGGAATGAAGAAGAAACTAACATCAGAAAAAACAGCAAAAGATCCGAACAGTCGGATTAACAAGTCTTTAAGAGCTTGGAACTGCTAAATGGACATGATGATATGGAATGCAGCTCTCTCCTTTCTTGTCGGAGTTTTAGGCTGGGTATTGAGAGAGAAATCCGCAGAATTGCAACGGGTAACTATTCTTTTAAACAAGACTCGGGAAGAGATTGCCAAAGAATATGTGACAAAAGCAGAAGTCCATGCAGATATAAACAGAGTTCTGGATCGTCTGGACAGGTTGGAAAGCAAAATTGATAGGTTAATGGAGAACAAACATGCCGTCAACTAGCTCAGATTTAACGGTGAATTGTTTAGATTGTCAGAAAGAAAAAACTTTTAATAAGTATGAAGTTAATCGTGAAAGACATTTGAACTATCGCTGTAGAATTTGTGCTATTAAAAATTATT